GGAACAACAACACATGAGACCGTTGCAGAAACAACTGCTCCTCCTGTTCCTCCTGCACCACCAGAACCAGTAGTAGTTCCTCCTGTAGACACAACAGAAGTACCTCCTACTACTCCACCTGAATATGAGAATCCTCTGGATGAGATGCCAGTTGCTGTAGCACCTTCAGCAGAAGTAGAAGCATTTTCTGTAGATGATCTTCAGTGGATGTCAAAAATTAAATTGGAAGAGATTGGTAGATCTCTTGGTGTTGAGTTAGATAGAAGATTATCTCAACCAAAACTAGTTAGACAATTAAAAGAAGTTATAGAACAACAGCAAGATTAGGACAGTTAACAAACTGGCATACTAGGGGTCGTAAGACCCCTTTTTTAGTCTTATAATAAGTTCATCTAAATAAAGCACTACATCATGGCATTTGAAGTAAAGATGACAGAAGACCAAATTGTTGATGGGTTGAGAGGAACATATGGATCTGAGTTTACTGCTGCCGACATCCGTGGATTTTGTTCTCTTAATGATATTTCCTATCAAACAGTTACTAAGAAATTGAAGAAATATAATGTAGCAAAAGGTAAGTGGAATCTTGAAGTTACTGTACAGGCAGTTGAAAAGATTGAAAAAGCATTTGCTGCTCCTGCTGTTCAAGATGCTGTTACTCAAAACCTTGTACCAGAACAGGACAACACCTTTGTTAAGTTTGGACCTTTTAATGATTTAAAGAACATTATCAAATCCAAGCAGTTCTATCCTACATTCATTACAGGACTTTCTGGTAATGGTAAAACTTTTGGTGTAGAACAAGTTTGTGCTCAACTTAATAGAGAGTTAATTCGTGTCAACATCACAATCGAAACTGATGAAGATGATCTTATTGGTGGTTTTCGTCTTATTGATGGCAACACTGTTTGGCACAACGGACCTGTCATCGAAGCTTTGGAGAGGGGAGCTATCCTCCTTTTAGATGAGATTGATCTGGCATCAAATAAGATTCTATGTTTGCAACCTATCCTTGAGGGTAAGGGTATCTTCCTTAAAAAGATTGGTAGATTCATTCAACCAGCAGCAGGTTTCAACGTAGTTGCTACTGCTAATACAAAAGGTAAAGGGTCTGATGATGGTAGGTTCATAGGAACTAATGTTCTTAATGAAGCATTCCTTGAAAGATTCCCTGTAACCTTTGAGCAAGAGTATCCACCTATCTCTGTAGAGAAGAAGATTCTTGGTGGTATTGCATCACAATTAGGTGTTACTGATACAGACTTTATTGCTCGTTTGGTTGATTGGGGTGATATTATCCGCAAAACATTCTATGATGGTGGTATCGAAGAGATTATCAGCACTCGTAGATTGGTTCATATTGTTCGTGCTTTTAGCATATTTAACGATAAGGCAAAAGCAATTCAAGTTTGCATCAATCGTTTCGATGATGAGACAAAGCAAGCATTTCTTGAATTGTATGATAAAGTAGATGCAGATTTCCAATTACCAACTGAAGAGGTATAATTGATGTATGAAAGTTTCGCACCATTTGGACCTTTAATTTATAGAGCAGATATAAGAGGAGAATTTAATGATTTTCTCCTCAAACATCTTGATACTATAAGAGAAGCTAAAGATGCTAGAGATATGTTGGTTGGAAATATAGAGCAACAAAGGTATGGGCATTATCCACAAGAAGAGTTTATTTCTTATATTGATGATCATGTTTTAAATTATCTTAGAGAAAAATATCAAAGACAACTTAGGATAGATAGGAATATTTTTGCTAATAGTAAGAAACTAATAAATCCAGATGAAAATGAAATTCGTTATCACTTGGGGGAAGGACCTTGGGTTAATTTTTCTTGTAAAGGTGAGTTCAATCCAATGCACAACCATAGTGGTGTAATGAGTTCAGTTGTTTTTATTGATATTCCAGATGAACTTGAAGAAGAAAGGGAAAGTTCCTCATTTTCTGCAAAAGCTGCTGGAACTTTAGATCTGATACATGGTAATCAACATATTGTTGTTAAACCACAAACAGGAACTCTTTATCTTTTTCCAGCATATCTATGGCATTTAGTTTATCCCTATCATAGTGATGTTGAAAGAATATCCATGTCGTTCAACATATATGATTTGCACATGAATGATAAATTAATAAAATCAGATGACTTCAAAAATTATTAAACTTGACTAAACCACTTTACTTTGATATAATGCTGTTATGAATGCTTGGGCTTTGCTTTACGATGAACTTTATGGAGATGATAAGATGACTGACGATAATAGAGTCACCCCACAAGAGAGTGATGAATATGATCCAAAACCAAAAGCAGATACAGAAGATACTGATTGGAATGATCCTGTAATTACAAGTGCAAATCTTGATGACACGATTAATATCCAAATGCCTGATTTTGATTATTCTTCCTTTGTTGTAGATGGTGTAGGAATGAGTACAGCATCATATCCTAGTACAGCATATATGGTTGATACTACTAACTATGGTGAAGTAAGTATTGATACATCTAATTTTGATACTGTTACATTTGGTGGTATGGAAGAGAAACAAACACCTGGAATAGAAACGGACAATCCTAGAAAATATAAAGAAGATGAATCTATCAAAGCTCTTCAGGATTATATCTCCACAACATATGGTGGACACTATACTTCCAAAGAAAACAACGTCCAGACACTTGATCTTATCGAGTCAGTTGGCGATGCGGAATCTTTCTGTCGTTCTAATGCAATCAAGTATTTGAGTCGCTATGATAAGAAAGGACAAGCAAAACGTGATATACTAAAAGCACTACACTATACACTCCTACTTTATCACTTCAGTGGGCAATTAAAAGAGACAACTACTCGTGGTTATGAAACTTTCTGAAAAAACTTTAACTGTTCTTAAGAACTTTGCTGGAATTAACAATTCTATTCTTGTAAAAGAAGGCAACCAACTTCGCACTATTTCTGTTGCTAAAAATATTCTAGCAGAAGCAAATATTGAGGAAGAGTTTCCTAGACAATTTGGTGTATATGATTTAAATCAATTTCTTAATGGATTAAGTTTGCACCAAGATCCTGACATGGATTTTACTGAAGAATCTTATCTTACTATTCGTGAAGGTAAGAGAAAGGTTAAGTATTTCTATGCTGATCCACAGGTTATTATTTCTCCACCAGATAAGCAGATTAATTTACCTTCTGAGGATGTTCACTTTCAATTAGAAAACACCGCTTTAGATAAGTTGCTTAAAGCAGCAGCAGTATATCAACTTCCTGATTTGTGTGTTGTTGGTGAAGCAGGTGTAGTTAAACTTGTCGTCCGTGATAAGAAGAATGATACATCTAATAGTTATTCTGTTCAGGTAGGAGAAACTGATAAAGAGTTTAGTTTTAATTTTAAAGTTGAGAATATCAAAATCATTCCTGGTTCTTATGATGTTATAGTATCTTCTAAATTACTTTCTGAGTTTACTAATAGCACTTATAATCTTAAGTATTATATTGCTTTAGAACCAGATTCTACTTTTGGATAATTATGGCAAATTGGGAAGTAACATATAGATTACCTACCACAGGAACCAAATATCATAAGGCTATTGTGCAAGCAGATAACCAAGTTTATGCTGGTAAAATATTTGATGCACAATATCCTACTGCTAAAAGATGTGGTAATGCCAGAAGATTATGAGCATAGATCTGGTTTGGGTTCATGAACTTGAATCTCATAAAATAATAAAACCAAAGATTATAGATCTTATTGAAAATTATGAGCAGGTTGGTGATTGTCCTGATCCAGTAACTAAGACTGATTTTTATGATGATACTAGACCAAATCAGCATCCTAATTATTTTTCTATTCTAGAACAAAATGCAGTACCTTTGTGGAAAGAAATATGTAACAAATATTGGGTTAAGGACTTTACTACCTCTGGTTGTTGGTTTCAACAATATGTTAATAATTCTTGGCATGGTTGGCACGTTCATGGAAATTCGAGTATTTCTTTATCATATCTTTTAGAATTGCCTGAAAGAAAATTCAGTACAGAATTTGTTGATATTGAAAGGAATACAACATTTCAAGTTGATGTTGAAGAAGGTGATGTTATAATATTTCCATCTTATATAATACATCGCTCCCCTATTATTACAGATAGTAATGTTAGAAAAACTACTATTGCTATTAATTTAAATTTGGGTGATGTTAATGAAAATTTGATTAATCCAATCGATCCTATTTTTGATCATGAGTGACTTTATTTGGGTAGAGAAATACCGCCCTCAAAAAATTGAAGAATGTATCCTACCTGAAAGCACAAAGAAGATGTTTCAGGATTTTTTATCTAAGGGTGAAATTCCTAATATGCTTCTTTCTGGACCACCAGGTATTGGAAAGACTACGGTTGCTAAATGTTTATGTAACCAATTAGGGGCAGATTATTATGTCATTAATGGGTCGGATGAAGGGCGTTTTCTTGATACTGTTAGGAATAATGCCAAGAACTTTGCGTCTACGGTATCTCTCACGAGTGAGTCGAAGCACAAGGTTATCATCATCGATGAAGCAGACAATACCACTCCCGACGTACAGCTCCTTCTCAGAGCGAGTATTGAGGAGTTCTCAGGAAACTGTAGATTCATATTCACCTGCAACTATAAGAATAAGATCATCGAACCACTCCATAGTCGTTGTGCTGTCGTTGAGTTTTC